TTCATTTCTTCGTTTTCGATTTGAAGATTAGCAATTGTTTTATGTGCAATGTCTAATGCACGAGCCATAACCTTTTCAGGACTATTCCAAGCCTTTTCTAATTCGATTAGTTTTCTACGAATTTCTTTTCCTTTTTCATTGCGTTGGAGCATTGCAATTTCTTTTGCCATATCAAGTGTGATTCGGTAGTCTTGCAATTCTCTAACTTGAATGCCACCATTGTTTTGAACCTCCGTACAATTTTGTACGCTGGTATAATCTACATTTTCTTCAAATCCATATTCCGACATTTGCTCAAACCATCTAGAGAATCTTCCTGCAATGTTTAATTCTTTGTGCAATTCTCTAGCCGACAAAGTTAATTTGTCACCATTTGTAGTTACATTAAATAATTCGTTCATTTATTCAATCTCCTTCCTTTCTGTTTATATCCCTTTTTAGGGATTAACCCCTTACCTTTAAAATGGTAAATAAGTTAATCTTCCTTTCTCCTCTAACCGCCCTTATTTTCTCATATTTTCACCTATATTACTACATTTTATTTTGTAAAATTTTAAAAAATATTCCATTTTATATGCCACTGCACCAAAGTTTTATGCCACAGATTCATAAATTCTCTTCCTTATTATTATATAGGCATACAAAAAAGCCTCCTGCTGGCATGGAGACTTTTCTGCTATAAAGAATATCTTTTTAGGAAAGGGCGTGTCACAATTAACACATCAATAATATATCACCTAAATTAAATGATTTGTTAAAAAACAAAAAAACCATACCTGATGTGGATGAGGTATGGAATCGTTTTGGTGACAATTTCTAGAAAGGGGAATTTTTAGCGATTGTCACATTTTGTTGTTGTTTTTGCTAGTGCCACAAAGAGAAATGTTAAGATTCAATTGCACGTCTGCAATTTGCACTACACCAAAGAGAGCTTAGGCCTTTATCACTCTACTTTTCCTAGCAACATGATTATATCACATAAATGCATAAGCCACTAAAAAAGCCCTGATAAACAGAGCTACCATAGATTAACATCAAATTTATATATTAACCTCAAACCTATTCAATTATAGCATAAAAATGCAAAAACCACTAAACAACTAAATGCCTAGTGGTTTCGTTTCTCCTTATACCTAATAAATGTTATACGAGATAATGGCATAAACCGCATAAATACATACGATTTAATGGGCTCCTTGTACATTAGTATATGAGCTACTCTTTAGCTAGCTAAAAAAAACACACACGGTTAACGTATAATTCTCGTGCACCATGGTCTGATTTAATTATAGCATAAAAAAAGAACCTACGCATTACACGTAGGTTTTAGTCATTAAAAATATAGTATAGTTCAACTTTTATGTCATTTTTTGATATTTTGAATCATTTTCAGTACATTATGTACTGTTTTGTGTCATATTTTAAACTTTGACACTTATTTTATTAAATTTTAAGCAAATCTTCCATATGGATTAGTATTGTATCCTTTTGAATTTAATGCACCAGCTTTCATCCATCTTCTTTCACCTGTTGATGCACTAATCCAACTGATCCAAACGAATCCTTCACGTTTTACATATCCGTCATATCTGACAGACATTCCGTTAGAGTAGTACAATCCTGTATCAATTCCTTTTTCTGTAGGTGCTTTTCTGATCTTCAAAGTAGTGTTTGGATAGAATGTAGCATTTTCTCTAATAAAATCTGAAGGAACACTGTTTAATACAGTCGGTGTTGATTGAGCACTACCTCCAGGAATATGAGGGTCTGAATCAATACCTGTGTCATTTGTCCATCCAATCGCTACCCCATTACGATCTACACGATACGGATATTTGGCACTTTTAATCACTCTACCAATCGTACCACTCCAATCACCTTTATAAACTTTACCTGTACCATAGCAATTTACACTTAATGTATTTGTGCAAATTGGCAAGCCTGCTGAATACTTCTCACCACTTGGAGCATTTGGAGTACTTGGAGCACTTGGTGCTACAGTATGACCATCTAATCTAGCATTTACTTCTTGTGCTAACTGTGGCATTTTCGAATGCAAATAAGGACCAGGACAAGATGTAGCTGCAAACATTCTATGTTCAGTTAAGCTACCATTCGCATTACCAGTGTAATTCAATCTGAATCCGTATCGTTTACATACATCCACGCATAGCTTTACTAATGCATTCCAAGCTTTTGATGAGATAGTCCATGTATTCGTGTTATCATTCGCAATTTCAATTGTGATAGCTTGGCAATCGTTGTAGTAGTTGCTTGAAGTCCATGCACGATTCTCTTCGTCAACATTAGCAACGATCGTACCATCTGAGCCGATGCAATAGTTTGCACTAGCCATTCTTCCACTTACTTGGAATGATTGAGCACATCGTTCTGCACTCCATGTACAAGCCATGTGATGAGGTGTGATTTTACAAACCTTGTAACCACCTCTACCACGCATATAGTTATCTGCACTAGCAGGAATATATTTATTTGTTAAGCTTGAGTATGACATTCATCTTCACCTTCTTCTTTTCCGTTTGATAGCTCTGATTGAGCTTCTTCTGATAATTCTTCAAATTTTACTTCTTTTTCTTCCATGATTCTGTTCTCCTAATTCTTCTCGACTAAAAAGTCCTGAATTTCATTTCTAGTTTCAACTAACTTTTCTTTATCTGAGTCTGACAATAAACCATTCAAGATTGCAATATTTGCTTTAAGCAATAAATTACTGCGTTCTTTATCTTCATCTAAACGGCCATCATGGTCAGATAAAAGCCGAGTGTGTTCTTCTAATTTGCGATTAATTCCCTCTTGATTTAGAGTAATCTTTTCAAACGAGTTCAAGCGTTCATTATCCTTGTGCAATAGTTCATCATGTCTTTGAACTTTAGCTTTCAGATCATCGCTTGGCTTTTTTAGCTCTTTAATAATTTTCACAACACCCCAAATGGATGCTATGAATCCACAAATCCACACAATCTGTTGGCTTGTAATTACAAAATTCATGCAAGCCACCTACTTTATTTTTCTTCGGTAGTGCCTTCAATAAATCTTGTGAAAGCTTGGTGCATACCTGTACTAGCTAACCCCATCAACGCACCATAAACTGCATTTTCGATTGTTAAACCACTCACTGCTAGGTTTAGCACTAATCCAACGAATGCTAATACTGTAGGAATGTACTTGTTTGGAAAACTTTCAAAAGATGTTTTCAAGATATAGCCTACAATCAAACAAGCCACTACTACTACCAAAACAAAATATTTACTTAATTCTGCAAAATCAATCATCTTTTATTCCTCCTATAATTTAGTTACGTTTAACATCACATAGCCTTCTTTGAATCCGTCATTAGTAGTGATGCTGCGAATCTGTGTCATTCTAAATAAACCTGTATCCGTTTCTTTTCCTTCGTCTAACGATACTTGTTTAAATAACACATAATCTTGTTCATTGATTTGTTTGTCTGTCAAATCAAGAATAATAAAGTCATGTTCCGTAAAGAAATTCCACAACTTTGTATTTAAATTGATTTCATGAACCTTAGTCATATAAAATCCTCCTATTAATATAAAAAAGCGAGGTAAACAAAAATGCTATATTCTGACAAATTAACATCCTGGTTAAAGGAAAAGAAAATCTATCTAAAATACAGCACTTACACAAATTATTGTAATGTGATCCACAATCATATCATGCCAAAACTTGGCAATTATCAGATTGAAGATTTGAATAACGATATTTTACAAGAGTTTATTCTTCAAAAACTTGAAAATGGCCGTAAAGATGGAAAAGGTGGTATATCATTCAAATATGCCAAAGACATTATCCAAATTCTTAAATTTACACTTCCATTCAAAGTCGATATTCAACTACCATACCATCCTTCTAAGGCGGTAGAGATTTTTGAAAAAGAAAATCAAATAACATTGATTAATCACCTCCAATCTGAGATTAATTGTAAAAACTTTGGAATCCTTTTATGCATCCATACAGGAATACGCATAGGTGAATTGTGCGCTTTGAAGTGGTCTGATATAAATGTACAGACTAAATTGTTGAACATAAACAAAACCATGATACGAACATACACTAAAGAAGATGGTAGCCATCTTTCAATAACACCACCTAAATCACGTTCCAGTGCTCGAATGATTCCATTGAATACATGGATAATGCACTATGCAATCCTTCTTCAAGGAGAAGAAGATAATTACGTATTAACAAATCGAGATAAACCAATAGAACCTAACAAATACAGGCTTTACTACAATAGAGTCTTAAAAGAACTTGACCTACCACATCTCAAATTTCATGCGCTTAGGCATACATTCGCCACTAGATGCATTGAGTGCAGATGTGACTACAAATCACTTAGTGAATTGCTTGGCCACTCCAACGTATCAATCACAATGAACATTTATGTACATCCACAAATGGAATTAAAGCGAAAATGTGTTGAGCTGCTTTGTGATTATTACAAATAGTCAATGTATGTCCTTTACTGCTAACAATACAGGTGGTAAATATTACTCGGATGTTCTTAATAGCTCGGACAAACAATATGGTTTAAGAAAGAACGACGGCCCAATATATTACACCGAACGTACTATTGTTCGTAGTTCTGATGTAGGAAATGGTAGCGGAGAACGTAGTGCAAAAGTATCTTTAGTGCAACCATACATTACAGTACATTTTTGGAAAAGGACGGCTTAATTTATGCGGTCCTTTTCCAAAAGAAAACAACTATGTATGGTTGTACATTATCAATAGTACGGTTATCAGTCCAATTCAATCGCACTTGACTTGATATAAAAGAACTAGTTTGAATTCCATATCCATTTGGAATTATTGAGGTTCGGTCATATGCATTATTAGCTGCTCCGTCTGGTCTACCTGCATAAAAATAATCTCCATCCCAACCAAACGAAGTGACATGATAGTGAGTATTCTTGTATTTTCCATCGCTTGAATTTGGTGTAAAGGACATACCTTAACTATTTAATTCTGTGCCAAAAGTAGACGGTGATATATGGTTGCAATAATGGTATCTTTGCTTTTTTCATTTTGCCATCATGGTCGTGAACACCCATTTGATTACCATTACTGTTAAGCAAAGCACCATAATATATATATCCTATCTCGTCACGTAGCAAAGAATGAATGTACTCTCCGCCTGTGTCATTAGCCGTAAAAGACATACATTGACTATTTGTAATAATCACAAAGCAGCTCAACACATTTTCGCTTTAATTCCATTTGTGGATGTACATAAATGTTCATTGTGATTGATACGTTG